GAGATGCAATTCCCAGTATTCTTCAAGAAGCATTGGCAGTTGGTTTTGATAATAATATAGGACACGATTATTTAAATGACTATGAAAAAAGATTTGATTATTATAACCGAAAGGAGGAAAAATTACCTTTTGATTTAGAATACTTTAATAAAATTACTGGTGGTGGAACATCTAAAAAAACCTTAAATGTAATTCTTGCTGGACCAAATGTTGGTAAAAGTTTAACACTAACTCATTTTGCTTCTTCTTTTTTGGTTCAGGGAAAAAATGTTCTTTATATTACTCTTGAAATGTCGGAAGAGAAAATTGCCCAACGAATAGATGCTAATTTATTAAATATTAATATTGGGGATATATCCGGGCTTCCTAAATTAATGTTCGAAAATAAAATAAAATCTTTAATCAAAAAAACAATGGGGAGATTAATTATTAAAGAATATCCAACTTCATCTGCGCATTCTGGTCATTTTCGAACTTTACTGAATGAACTTTCATTAAAGCAATCTTTCGTTCCTGATGTTTTATTTGTAGATTATTTAAATATATGTACATCTAGTCGTTATAGTAAAAATTATTCTGCGAACTCATATACTATTGTCAAATCGATTGCAGAAGAACTTCGTGGATTGGCAGTAGAACATAATTTTCCATTATGGACTGCTACTCAACTTACTCGTAGTGGTTATAGTAGCTCTGATCCTGATATGGCAGATACTTCAGAATGTATATTTGTTGATGAGACTATTCAAATGAGGGACGGCAATACTAAAAAAATCTCCGAAGTATCTGTGGGTGATCAAATTAAATCTCAAGATAATTATAAAACTGTGATGATGATTCATCATAAAAAAGAAAAAGAATGTATTAAAATAGTTACAAAAAATGGAAAAACTATTATTGTAAGTAAAGAACACATGTTTCCCACTAATGGTGGAAGAAAATCTTTCAATTCTGGATTGAATATTGGGGATTATCTTAATACTAACACATAATTATAAAATCTATTGTTGCTGGTATATAAATAATAACGAGATACCTTAGACTTTATATATAAATATATGAAAAAATATAGTAATTATAAAAATAAATTGGACTGGTTAAAAAGAAATAAAAAGTTTTCTCATTATTTTGAATATGATTTTTTTAATCAAAATACAAGTTATATTGAAAAATATCTTGATTCTATAATTGAGTTTCCAAATAGTTCTAAAATGAGGACTATTAGTCTATTGTGTGATTTGTCTCTTTTATATTCATATGAAATTCAAAAAAAATATATGGAATATAAAAAAGAAAATAGTGTGAAGAAAAAAATAAAGATTAGATATGGTGAAGACCAACTTCTCATATATGAGGATAAACTAAAAAATAGACCAAAACCAGTAGTTAAAAGTAATCTGACAATTGAATATTGGTTAGAAAAAGGATTTACTGAAATTCAAGCAAAGGAAAATATATCAAAAATACAATCAAGTAACTCTAAAAAAAGACACGAAAAAACATCCAATTATAAAATACAGAATCCAATCTGTAAGGAATATTGGAAAAATATTGGTTTTGTTGATAATGAAGAAATTGAAGAATTAAGAAAACCCTACTTAGATAAATGTTCTAATACTTTAAGTAGATATATTAATAGATATGGTCAAGAAGAAGGAAAGAAAATATTTCATAATGGTGTTGATAAACGAATAAAAACTCTGTTGGAAAGGTACGGAACAAAAACAATAACTACTCATGTATCTAAAGAATCCTTAAGATTTCTGATAAAATTGTATAAAGAAATAAGGAAAAGGGGAGTAAATAAGACTGATATCGTTTGGGGAATATCTGGAAATAAAGAATTTGTTTTGACGGATTTCGATAATAATAGAAGTTATTTTTATGATTTCGTCATCAAAAGTAAAAAAATAATTATAGAATATAATAATTTATTTTGGCATCCTAGAAAAAGGGAAGAATGGAAAGGTATTGGTGATTATGATAAGATTTTGCAATATCAAGAATTAAAAGAAAAACTTGCAATTTCTCGTGGATATATGATATACTATGTTTGGAATGATGACAATCTGATAGAAAAAATAAATTATTTAAGAGGATTAATATTAAATGAATGTTCTTGAAGAAAAATGCCTATACAAGGCAAATAAATTAATTCAATCTGGATTTAGCAATTTGGATTTATTTCAGTTAACTGATTTACTAATTAAGTTGGAAACTGAAAAGGATGAAAAAAATAGATTAACTGATAAAGATATTGATTATAATGATGAGATAGTTTCAGTGGAAGATTGTGGAATAAAAGAAACTATAGATATTAGTGTTTCTGGAGATAATTTATTTTATTGTAATGGGGTACTAACGAAAAATAGTTTTGGATTACCAGCTACTGCCGATACTATGATTGGTATGATAAGAACCGATGAGTTGGATCAATTAAATCAAGTTATGTTTAAACAAATTAAAAATAGAGATAATGATGTATCAGTCAATAAAAGATTTATTGTTGGTATTGATCGTGCCAAAATGAGACTATATGATGTAGAGCAAGATGCCCAAAAAGATATACTTGACAGTGGTAAAGAAAAAGATTATAATAATGAAGAAGAAAAAAAACCTAAAAAATCATTCGAGGGATTTAAATTCTAATGTCTATTATCGATACAAAAAAATATATTGAATTCGTTCGTGAAACCACAAGTCCAGCAAGTAGTGATTTTAATAAACTTATTGAAAGAATGCAAGAACTTGATGAGGAAGGTGTAAAACTAACTCATCTTCTTACATTTGCTTTGGGTGCTTCTGCTGAAATGGGAGAAGCAGTTGAGATTATTAAGAAATGTCTATTGCAAGGAAAACCTTTTAATGATGACGCTAAAGTCCATTTGCTTAAAGAATGTTCCGATTGTTTTTGGTATTTTGCACAACTATGTATTGCTATGGATACTTCCTTTGAAGAAATTATGCAAATTAACTATGAAAAATTAAGTGCTCGTTATCCTGAAGGTACATTTAGCGTTCATCGTTCAGAAAATAGAAAGGATGGGGATATTTAATAACTAAATAATGGAGTCTATTATTGGCGGCAATCAAAAATAGACAAGAGAGGGAGGGAACAACATCACCTTCCTCTTTTTTAATGTGTATAAATAATAGTGCCGCCAATAAAAACCAATGACTAGACCTACTAAAGAAGAGTTATATCATTGCTATCATATTTTGAATATGAAGCAGAGTGAGATATCCAAGAAATTTGATTATCATAATGTTCCCAGGTTATTGATTAAATATGGTATTGAAAAAAAGAAAAGAGGAACATTAAGAACTCTTACTACAAAAAAAATAATACAAAGATTTAAAGATTTGAGAGAAGATAAAGGTAAATTCTATAATTATTCTCAAGTTGAGTATATAAATTCTTCAACCAAAATAAAAATAATCTGCCCTTTACACGGAGAATTTTATCAATATCCATTAGACCACATTAAAAATTATAATGGGTGTATAAAATGTTCCAAACTAAAATCAATAAAAACTAATTTAGAAAGATATGGTGTTGAAAATCCATTTCAATCCGAAGAAATAAAAAATAAAATAAAACAAAAAAATTTAGAAAAATATGGAGTAGAAAATCCATCACAATCATCAGAAATAAAACAAAAGAAGATAGAAACTTCCTTAAAAAATTATGGAGTAGAAAACCCCTCACAATCAAAGATAATTAAACAAAAATCAAAACAAACTAATATGGAAAAATATGGAGTTTCTTATGCTATGAAACTCCCTGAAGTAGCACAAAAATCTGTTGAAACAAGATTTAAAAATAATAACTATATAAAATCTACAAGTAGCGAAGAAGCAAGAGATTTTATTAAATATTATATTGATAAGAAACGATATAATTTAAATCAATGTGCGTTTTCAGATAATGAAAATAATTTATATGAGTGGGGTTATCACTATAAAGGAAGATGGATACTTTATGATTTAGTAGTGTTTGAAGATGGATTTAGAGGAAATAAAGATAAAATAATTGAAATACTAGAATATCACGGACCATTTCACTACACTGAAGAAGATGTTTTTATACGATCAAATGAAAAAGCATTTCCTTGGAAAAGTAAAAAAATGACTATAAAGGAAAGTTATGATATTGATATGTTAAAGGAGGAGTTTGGAAAGTCTTTAACTATGTGTTATAATGTAGTGTGGTCAAACAAATATCATAATAAATATTGAAAAATACAATTTTTATAAATGAAAGAACTACAAGTATTCATTAATAATATTCTAGATATTTTCACAACTAAAAAATCATTATCAAAAGATGTCTTAAATGATTTTATTAAATATTTTTACTTCACTCTTGATAAGGAAATCAAATCAAATAAGTCTGAAATATTAAAGAATAAATATATTAAGATTAGAAAAAATGGATTGCAATATATTATTGATAATAAAAAATCAATAATCGCAAACATTTCTAGAAAAATAAAGTAAATAATGA